TACAATCTAAAATACTAGATTATTTTGGGATATCGATTCCAATATTTACAAACAAATATACTGAGGATGAATACAACTCATTCTACGAATCAACCATAGAGCCTTTAGCTATTCAATTAAGCGAGACTTTTTCTATTGGGTTATTAACTGATAATCAATTAGAAAGAGGAGAGGGAATTGTCTTTTATAGTGAAAGACTTCAGTATGCATCATGGAATACAAAGGTGACAGCGATTGAAAAACTTATGAGCCTGGGGATTATGAGTCTAAACGAATCTAGGGCCTTACTAGGTCTTGAACCAATCGAGGGTGGAAATAAACGACTACAATCATTGAACTTTGTAGATGCTGACAAAGCCAATCTATATCAAGTAGGGAAAAAGGAGAAGGAAAACAATGAAGATAACAGTTAATGGAAGGATATCAGAAGATGCATTAAAAGTAGTTCTCGAAACTCAAAAAAAGAAAACAATCGTAATTGATGAGTACTGTAAGAAGGAAAAACTTGATTCACTATTCTATAAAGATTCAGAGTTAGAGTACGCATATAAAAAAGAGATAAAACAAGTACCAACAAAACCTAAGAAAGTTGAGACTAGAAAAAATGTTAAAGGAAACTAGATTAGCCGATGTTACATTAGAAGAAACAGATGGGAAGATGATCCTTGAAGGTTACGCTTTAACTTTCAATAGTGAAACACTTATTGGTGATGATGATTATGGATTCATTGAAGTGATAGATGCAACTGCTCTAACTGAAACAAAAATGAAAGATGTGCCTATGAAATATAATCATATGGACTCTTTTTTAATTTTAGCCAGAACTAGAAATAAGTCCCTTACACTTACTATTGACAATATAGGATTAAAAGTAAGAGCTGAGTTATTAGATACACACACAAATCAAGATATTTATAAGATGGTTCGAAGTGGGTTACTAGATAAGATGAGTTTTGCATTTACGGTTGATGAGCAAGTTTGGAATCGTGAAGGAGATACTCCCAAAAGGACTATCACAAAAATTAATCGCTTGTATGATGTGTCGGTTGTGGATACACCTGCATATGATTCAACAAGTATATATGCTCGTTCTTTAGAGTCCATGGAGTTGGAACTAAAGGCTATGGATATGGTAGAGCAAGAAGAAGAATCAAATATCATCAAAAAAAGAATCAAGATAAAAACACAAACTTAGGAGGAAGTTATGAATTTAGAATTAAGAAGAAAAGAGATTGCAACAAGACTAACTGAAATCAGAGGTCTTGTAGACAATGAAACGGATTTAACGAAACTTGAAGCATTTGAAACTGAAACAACAGAACTTCAAGAAGAACGTGGGGTAATTGATAAGAAAATGTCAATTGCCAGCAAGACAGAAATCAATCCGATTGTAATTGATAATAGACAAAAAGTAGATACTGAAAAACTAGAACAACGTGCAAAAGATATGAAAGAAAGTCGTGTCATTCAAGTATCAAGTACTGAGATTTTGTTACCTCAACATGTATCACCAGGTCTAGCCCCTGCTCCTTTCAAACAAGTTTCAACACTTGTTGACAGAGTAAATGTGATCAACTTAACTGGTGGAGAAACATACAAAAAATCATTTGTTAAGACTAATGGTGTTGCTGGAGTAACAGCTGAAGGTGGAGCATATACTACTACTGAACCTACATTTGGATATTTAACTATTTCAAAAGTTAAAATCACTGCTTACACAGAGATTACTGAAGAACTAGAAAAATTACCTTCGATTCCATATCAAGCTGAAGTGTTAAGAAACATTAACATCTCACTTAAGAAGAAAATTAGTGAGCAAATCTTACGTGGTGCAGGAACTACAAATACATTCACAGGTATCTTTAGTGATGCAGCAGTAGCATTAGCTGATAAAACACCATTAGAAATTGAAGCAATTACTGACTCAACTTTAGACGATATTATCTTTGCATATGGTGGAGATGAAGAAGTAGAAGGTGGAGCAGTGCTTATTATCAATAAGGGTGATTTAAGAGCTTTCGCAGGACTTAAGACTCAAGAAGGTAGAAAAGTTCATTCAATCAATTATGTGAATAAAACTATCGATGGAATTCCATATATCATTAACTCAAATTGTAAAGCTATTTCAGATAGTAATACATCTGCAGGGGAATATGGAATTGCATACGGTGCACTTACAAATTATGAAGTACCTGTATTCTCACCAGTTGAGATTAGTAAATCAACTGATTACAAATTTAAAGACGGTATTATCAGTTATAAAGCATCAGTATTCACAGGTGGTAATGTTGTAGGTTATAACGGATTCTTACGAATCAAAAAGAAAGTAGTCGTTTAATAGAAGTTTAATCAAATTAAGAAAGGGTTGATTCCATGGCAATATTAGATATTGTAAAAAATGCACTGCTCATTCCTTTATCAGAATCATTTGCTGATACCGAGTTGAACACTCACATAAGTAGTTGTAAAGCATACCTTGAAAGCTGTGGGATTGATCCTTCTTATATAAATGATGAATCAAATCCCATGGTTAGTACAGTAATTATAATTTTTGTTAAAACATTTTTTGGTTTTAAGAACGATGGAAGTGCAAAAGAACTACCTAAAACATTTGAAATGTTGGTAGGACAGATTGCACTCACAAAAGGAGTATCTATCGATGTATCCTAACTCTCCTAATATAGTTTTAAAGCTACTAACCATGAGTTTGATTCCAAACTCAATAGGATCTAATAATTATCAATTGATAAAGTCCAAAGATGTTGTAGGAATCAATATGAGCATATCCTCTAGAGAGTATTATGAAAGTAAACGTTCTGACATAAGTATTGATATTGTCTTGAAACTACAAAGTTTCCTCTATGACAAAAGTAAATACGCTGAAGTGTCAGGTATAATATATAAAATTGAAAGAACATATCATATTGGACAATTCATAGAACTTTACTTAAGTAAGATCAAACTGAGAAAGAGTGATATCATTGATTTCAATTGATCAGATAGGAAGTGCTATTGAAGATATGGTAGAAGAATATGTTGATGATGTGATAAAGGAATTAGATGAATTATTGGATAAGACAGCGAATGATATTGTTAATTACATATCGACTCATGCACCAAGAAGTGGTGGTTCTAAACCGTTTGCTGATTCTTTTGTAGTGACACCACAAGGTTCAGGAATAAACAAGACAATGTCAATATACTCGAAATCAAAAGGAAAACTAACTCATTTGTTAGAGTTTGGATTTACACATAAAAGCGGAAAGTATGTAGGTCCACGACCATTTATGAGACCTGCATATGAAGTATTAACACCCAAAATGATAGAAGATGTGAAATCTATCATCAAGAAAGGTGGAAAATAATGCAAGCGATAATCGAAAGGTTATTTACAACCTTAGACAATGTATTACCAGGAAAGGTTTCATATGGGACTAGAGATGGTTTAGAAGAAGAACCTGACTATATAATATATCAAGAACTAAATAACAGAAGTGTTGTATTTGCAGATGATATTGCAATTGCTAAAGTAAGCACTTTTCAAGTCAGTTTGATAAGTGAAAAGAAAGATTTATTACTAGAGGACCGATTTGAGTCCTCTTTGTATTTTAATAATTATGAGTTTGAATTACTATCTGAATTCATCAATGAAGATGGTTCAGTGAATAGAATATACGAAATTAAACAGGAGGTATTTTAGATGAATAACAAAGTAACATTTGGTTTAAAGAATGTTCACTATGCTTTAGCTACCCAAGAGGAAGATGGTAGTTGGACATTTGCTTCTCCAAAAAAGCTAGAAGGTGCACAGGAAATAACAACTGAAGCTATCGGTGGAAGCACACAAGTATATGCAGATGATAAAGTGTTAGCTACCTTAGTATCTAACTCAGGAACAAATGTATCGCTTAAGTTTACTGAGATTGACGATCAATTTAAAAAGGATGTCTTTGGTGTCTTAGAAGACTCAAATGGGAATCTTGTAGAAGTAATAAATAATCAGGCAAAAACATTCGCACTGGGGTATGAAATCCAAGGGGATATCAAAGCGAGACGTATTTGGTATTACTTATGTACAGCAACTCCTTCTGGAGATGCAAGTAAATCAAAAGCGGATTCAATTGAAGCTAATTCAAACACATTAAACATTACAGCTAGGCCTATTGAATCTGGTAACAACTTAATTTTAAGAGTTATCGCTAATCTAGGAGATATTAACTACAATGCATTTTTAACTGGAGCACCAGCTCTACCAACATTCATTTAAGGAGATAAAATACTATGGAAAAAACATTGAAACTAGGTGAGAAGGATTTTAGACTTCACTCATCATTATTTACTATCATTGATTATCGAAACGTGTTCTCAACAGAATTATTCAGTGATATTAAAAGACTAGAAAGAGCAAATCTAAAAAAAGAAGATGATATATCGAAAGTTATAGATACCATCTTCAGGATTATTTATATTTTACACAGACCTTTTAGTAAACAATCTTACAATGACTTCTTAATGTCATTAGATTTTACTATATTGAGTAATCAAGATGAGTTACAAAATCTAACCAATACTATTGGAGAAATGTTGGGTACATTTCAAAAAGCAAAGACACCCAGACCAGTCACAAAAAAATAGTGACGATTTAAATATAACAGCTAATATAATTTTCAATCTTGCTCATTTAGGTATATCAATTGAAGATACCAAGTCATTTGATTTAGAGATTTACTTTGATATTGTTGATCTTGAAACAAATGTGCTAAGAGGTTCAAATGGTCCTAAAAGAGCTACACAAAAAGATATAGATGCGTTTTTAGTATAAGAAAAGTGAACAATTAGTTCACTTTCTATATCTTGGGTATCTTACGTTTGGATGTAACAACATGGTGTGGTTTGCCCATACTTTTCGCCTGTTCTAAACGAATAAAACTATCCATTAAATCATATTGACCTTTAGAAACAGTATTAGCTTCTTCCTCAGTATAACCTTGCATAATAAGAAACTCTTTTACTTTCTTTCTAAACAAGTTCATTGCATTCATATTCCTCATTCCTTTCTATGTGTTGTTTAGTTTATAGCAGTAACAATTTCTTTTGCTATTGATAATGTTTCTTCTGTCAAAACTGGGTGTCTCATACCATGGGTACCTATCACATTATAACCATTATCTTTCAAGCTTTCTGAAACAAGAAATTCAACTGAAGCAGTTAAATCTCTATATACTTTGTGCTCATCCCAACAATCCTGTTCGGGATACAGTGGACCAAATGAATACAATTTGAAATTAGATTCTTCAATAAGAATACCTGCTTCATTTAGGTTTCTTGTTAGAGCATTGTCTTTCTTGTTATTACTAAAGTGTGAAAGCATTCTTCTAAATGGAGAACCAGCATTTACTGAAGAACTATCACCAGTTCTACCAACATAATAATAGTCAGAATTATTATTGTTTATTTTATATATATAAATCCAAAATCCTCTTTTTGAAATCTCCCCTGAAAACTCAAATATGTAATTATTCATCAAATCGCCTCCTATATTTTATTATAGCTTAGGCATTAGGTTTATTAAAGAGGTTAAAAACGAAAATACAGGAGGTGAGTAGATGGCAGAAACAGTAAAAGGACTAAATATTAAGTTAAGTCTTGATGGCAAAGACTTAGAGAATGAAATGAATGGTATCAAGAAGAATCTTAAAGAACAGAATAAAGATCTAAGAGCCATTAATACAAACCTTAGATATGATAGTACTAATCTTGATTTATGGAATTCTAAGCAGGATAAACTCAATGACATATTAGGAGAAACAAAGAAAAAACTTGTTACTCAAAATAAAGAACTAAAACGGGCTAAGAAAGCTGTAGAAGTTGGTGATATATCACAAGAAGAATTTAATAAAATGAAACGAAGTGTCCAATATACTGAATCAACTATAGCTAAATTAAATGGCCAACTTGAAAAAACTGGTGACAAAATTAAAAAACTAGGGAATGCTAATTTTGATAAGATTGATAAACTCGGTTCAACATTATCAAAATCCGTAACGGTTCCTATTTTAGGAGCCGTTTCTGCTTTAGGAGCTTTTACTATAAAGACTGCTTATACTGCAGATGCGGTTGGTGACTCTGCTGAAAAATTAGGATTATCAGCAGAACAACTTCAGGAATGGAGTCATGTAGCAACTATTATGGGCGTTTCCACTGATACATTATCAAGAGCATTTATCAAAGTTAATGGTGTTCTTGGAGATATAGCAACTGGTAACGGTGATAAGGTTGCAGATAGTTTATCATTGATTGGATTATCGGTAGATGACCTCAAAGGTAAAGATGCTGATCAAGCCTTTAATATAATACGTGATGCTTTATCTCAGGTTGAAGACGAAGCAATCAGAGTTGGTGTGGCCAACGAGTTACTTGGAGAAAAAGTCGCAGCTGAAGTAATACCAGTATTAAGTAGTGAAGCTGATGTTATTAGTAATTTACGAAATGAAGCACAGGAATTAGGTATTGTTACAAATGAACAAGCAGCTCAAGCAGGAGAGTTTACAGATGCTCTCGACAGGACTAAACAATCATTAATGAGTTTAGGTGTTGATTTAGCATCGACAGTAATGCCAATACTTCAGGAACTAATCATTAAAGTAAGAGACAATCTTGTACCTACTCTAAAGGATTGGATACAGAAATGGAATAATCTAGATGGAAGTACAAAGAAGATAATCTCAACATTAGTTGCCCTTACTGCGGCTGTAGGCCCCGTTTTAGCTATCATTGGTAAAGTTGGTCCATTACTCAAAATGGCCTCTTTAGGTTTGAAATCTGTCGGGACTTCAGGGATGTTTGCTGGGGTAGGTATCAATGCAGCTACTTTGGGAATAGGAGCACTTATAGCAATACTTGCAATGGCACTACTTCAAAGTGAGGAGTTCAAAGAATTATTGGGTAGACTGATGGAAACGTTCATGCAATTGTTACCACCCATCTTGCTGATTATTGATACATTGATGACAGCATTACAACCAATTCTTGATGTGATTATTGAGTTAGTTGTTATGCTAGTTGATATTTTGGTTCCATTACTTGAGATTGCTTTAATGCCATTAATTATGAATATCGAGATTTTTGCTGATGTATTAAATGCATTAGCTCCACTTATAATATTGATTGGTGATGTGTTAAATGCAATATTGATTCCTGCTATAGAAGTGTTGATGTTTGTATTAGAACCTGTCATAGAAGTATTGAGAACCATCATTGAATTCCTACAGAAAATCTTTGAATGGATTGGAGAATTACCAAAGAAGATTGGTGAGTTTGGTGGGAAAGTAAAAGATGTGTTTGGCAATGTAACAGAAGGAATATCAATTATTGCGAATAACGTAACTGACGGAATAAGTGACTTTGCATCTAATGCAAAAGATAAGGTTAGTAGTTTCTTTGGAGGAGTTGGTGATTTCCTAGGTGATACATTTAATCTTAAAGGAAGTAGTACAGTAAACAACTCAAACTCAAATACATCAACTAAAAATACAAACCATATAACTATTAATACAACATCACCGACGTTTGATATCGATGCAATTAATAAAGCGTTAGGAGGTAATGTGATTTGATTAGACAGTTTTATTTAGAGAATGAATACGGTGAGACATATTACTTTAATCATAAAAATCAAACACTCATTTCCCAAGTAAGTGGATTGGGCTTTTCTCTAGATGTTAAGTACTTTGAGTATAGTCGGTTTTATTCCAAATCAGAGTATAATATTCCATTATCTGAAATCAATGAAACACTAATATTTATGAATGGTTATGTAGGATATAAGGCATTTGTTGATTATATAAGTATGAGCAATAAAGAGTTTAAGTTGCATTATGTAAATGATGCTTTTAGTGCTTATTGTTATGTAGATATCACTAGCCTATCAAAAGGTGAACTTGTAGCTAATACAATCCATAGTGAAATAATCTTTAAAAAGTTATCACTTTGGTTAAAAGAAAAGACATACGAAATAGTAGCTAATGGATCAACATCAGGAAAATCATATCCTTATCTGTATCCATTCAACTATTCTCAGTCATATGAAGGTAAGATTAATATCACTAACTCTGGGCTTGATAAGGCACCAATTATTATAGAGATTGAAGGAAGTGTAATAGATCCAGAAGTCATAGTTAAAAAGAATAATGATAAAGTATCGCAACTAAGATTATACATTGATTCAGAAGATAGTGAGATCATTATAAACTCAATACCAAGTAAACAGGAAATGACACTTCAAAAAGATGGAGTAATAACAGATGTTTATCCTAACCAGGACTTTGAAGAGGATAATTTTATCTTCTTGGACCATGGGGAATATGAAGTTGAGTTTAAACCAGGAGTAATTACATCAGTATCATGTAAAATCACTGTTTTAGAAGGTTACCTAGGTATATAAATATGAAATTACTATTTCTTGATAGAACAACATTACAGTATAAGGATAATGCCTATGTTGGGAGTTCTTTTGAAGTGA